CAGCTGCACCGCGCACGCCGGGACAGGCGCAATGGAGTGGATTTTCCGCGCCTACCACAAGGCCCAGCCCATCCTCAGCCCACAGTACCTGTACGCTTGCGAACTGTTGCGGCAGGGGAACTTCCCAGAAGATTCGGGCAGCGATGGGCAAACCCTGTGCGAAAGCATGATCTTTAAGGGCTGCTGCCTCGAGAGTGCCTATCCGTACGTGGCCGGGCAAATCCTTTCCCCCACGGCTGCGCAGGATGCCACCGCTCGGCACTACGCCATGGGGGCCTATCATGGCGTGGGCGGCAGCGCGGTAGCCGCCAGCGTACTGGGAGACCCTGTGCCGTGGCCACTGCTGATTGGCTTTACGGTGTACAACTCTTTTGAGAGCGATGCTGTGGCGGCCACAGGCATTGTGCCGTTGCCCAAACCACAGGAAGCCGTGTTGGGTGGCCACGAAGTGCTTTGCTTGGGATACGACATCGGCGTGAACCCCACGATCCGCCCGCAGGGCTGCCCGCCTGCGTTCTTGATTCGCAACAGCTGGGGCGCAGGCTGGGGGCTGAACGGGAACTGTTGGATGCCCCGTGAGTATTTTGACATGGCCGATACGGACATCAAAATTGCCCATAGCGGGCATCCATGGGCAGTTTAGTTCTGTACTAGTGTTGGCCCGGCAGCGTCTCCCATCCAGTGGATGCCGAAAGCGTGCCGGGCCATTGCCCACGCCGCACCCAAGGCTTCCCCGATAATGAGTAGGTCTCTTTGTGTTTCAAACTCCATAGCGTCAGCGTTTTCTAAATCCTGTGCATCAAAGCGCCATTTTGAAGCTCCGTTCACATAGACGGTGCCGCTGGCAAAGGCGTCTGCCTTTTCAATTTCCGTAGTCAACTCACGCGGCATGGTGCAACTGCCACGCAGTAAGAACATCGGGGCTTGATTGACCAGTGTGCGTTCAATGATGCGGTAGATTTTTGCATCAACTTCTTTGAAAGAAACTGTTCCAAGCCGAATGGCAAATTCTTTAACGTTCTTCATAAGCTACTTTCTCCAATTCGTAGGATTCTTGGCAGTTCATGCAGAACACACGCACAGGGTCGTCGCGCTGAACGCGGGGCATCAGCGCAAGGTTGCCGCGCCCGCACTTGGTACAAATGGGGAACCATGTGAACTTTTCGCTCATCGCATACCCCACACCACACGCCACGCCACAGTCCCGATAATTACAATTATACCCAGTACGACGGGCCAGAGCGCGGGTCGTTCTGGCTTTATGCTTTCTATCGTCGGGGGACTGTAGGGCCGAATGGCCCCACGGTCGCTGCGAATCATGCGATGTGGTATGTGGCCCATCACTTCTTCTCCAGCAGCTTCACGCTGACAGCCTTGGTGGCCGGGTCAATGGTAATGGTTGCGCCCTCGGGTAGTTTAGCGGCCTTGCCTTCCTTGATCACTAGCGCGTTGTACGCGTCCACAGTCTTTTGGAATGCTGCCTGTGCCCGCTGCACGTCGGGGCTGGCGGCCAGCGCGGCGGCCTGCACGCGCTGTACTTCCGCGCTGGCATTCATGGCCGTGAGGTAGGCATTCTGCACGCGCAGAACGGCGACTTCGGACAGGGCGGGCGCGATGGTTTCGGCCACAACAAAACCAATCATCGCAAAACACAAAAGAAATTCCAACATGTAGGGTCCGATTTTATTCAGCATTTTACTTTCTCCTTTTGATTGTACTCCACTTGCAAAAGTCCGTGATTTTCTACATCTACCAGCACTGAAACCAGTACACCGTCCGTGCGTCGCGTGACGGCTAGCACGTCAAACTTGACGCCTCCTAAATTACGAGCGGCAATCTGGTACTGGTTGTTGCCCGTAATGGCGCTAGGCTGCCCCAGCGCCACCACCGAGGCCAACTGTTTTCCACACCGTTCGTCCACCGTACTGCACAGCGTTAACCATTCGCGGATACTGATGCGATCGGTGATTTCCTGCTGCGTAATCGGTTGGTGGGTTTGCTTTGCAAGGCCCATCCGATCTCCTCCAGTTCTTGCCTGTCTTGCTGCGTTAGCTCGCCGGGCTTGGCGAGGATTTGCTGCGCTAAAATCAACAAGTTAGTTTCGTGTGGCTCGCTCACTGGAACGCCCGTAGCAGCATGGCCAGCACGCGGAAACCTGCGAATAGGCAGATCAACAAGAAAATGGCAATCCCCACCTCTTCGAGAATTTCACGCATTACGCGCCCCTTATTGCTTACGAATCAGCTTGCGAATCTGTGCGGGCACTTCATCGTCCTCGTCATCTTCGCTCTCGTCAAACAACGCGTATATGGCGTGCCCGTCATCCGTAAAAGCACGTACGCGCAGCTGCTTGCCCGGTTCACCACAGGTGAGCTCGATGCTAGCCGCAGCCCGGCGCATTACAGCGTCCATCTTCTCACAAGCCGCTCGGTGCGCCAGCCCAACAGCGGTCATTTCTGCAAGAAGTATAGGATCAATTTTGTAAACCTTAATCAGCGACACTAGAGTTCTCCAATCATTTTTTCGGTTAGGCGTTTGGCCGTGTATAGCTCCTCAAGGGTAGTGTACCCCAGCAACAGCAGAGTTACATCCTGCACGGCTTGCGTGGGGTGGTTCTCTTTACAGTACTGTGTCCACCCGTGGCGGCTGCGGGGGCCGGGCAGGTGGCCGTCTAGCAGGCCGCCCGGTGTATACAGGCTGATCAGCTTCTCAATATAGTGAACAGCCTTTTCCAAATCCTTGCGCGGCTCTTTGGTGCGGGCCAAGTACTTAGTGGCGCAGCCCACCAAGTAGCCGGGGCCGACAAGATCCACCATGAGATCCCAATGCTGATACTGCGAGCCGCCGTAATGGTCTCCGCCCACCTGCCGTAGATTGGGGTTGCGCACGCCGAATTCACTCATCGCTGTTGCTCCTCCTTGTAATAGTCTATGCAGTTCTGTTACCCAGTCCATAACCCCCAGCATTGGCCCCATGTCGCTGCCCACCTTGTGGTGGCCGCCCAGCACTTCGCCCCGGTCTACGTGCAGGCATAGATCAATTACGTGCACGCAATGCAGCACTTCATCTAGGCGGCGATCGGGCGGGTGCATCATGTGGTGGTGATGCGCTTTTCCGTTTCACGCATGTCAATCCACGTTTCGCAGGCAGCAGCCCAATCGTTGTAGCGTGGGCGCATCAGGTGCAGCCAGTCCTCTCCAGTGCCGCGCTTTTCCTTGCGCTCTTTCCACATGCCGTACATGGGGAACGCGCATTCACGGAAGAATGGGTCGCGGTAAGCATGGTCGCCCATTGGGTCGCGCATGAACAGGTCCAATTCTGCGTCCCATTCGGCCATGTCAATAAGGTTAAACATGGGGCTGATGGGCATCCCACGCACGTAGTGGTTGTGCTGGTCGGCGTCGGCAGCCAGCTCCCATAGCGCGTACTCCGGCCCCAACTGGTGATCGGCAAACAGGCCAGTATACAGATGGTAGTTGTTGCTGAACTGCCTGTACGTACCCACAGGCAGCCCAGCGCAACGGGCCACGTACTCGTGCATCACACTCATGTGGACGGCGTTGGCTCCGCAGGCACCCCACAAAATGTCGTTACTACGGCAGCACACCGTCACGTTCAGCGCACCATCCTGCACAAGGAAGTACGCGTGCGTGTTACAGGGCACGTCCTTGCCGCCATCAATCGCTTTGTGCAGATCGTCGTAGTCACCAGCAAGGTATCCACCTTCGCCCGTTGTTGTAGCATCCCACATTTGCAGCACGCAGCGACGGCTTTCAGGATTTTTCTTTAATTCTTCGACAATTACGGCTAGTTGGTCAAACCCCAGTCCCCCGCGCCAGCGGTCGCCGTAGGCACCATGCACGGTTACACCGTCGTCACTGTACTGTGCGAACTTGCTGTTAAAGTACGCGGGCCACTCCAGATCGTTGCGCCCGGCTAGCATCCACAATGCTTCCATCAGGTGGAAGAACGGGTTGGCGTTGCGCAGCGGACTAAATAGCACCCGCTCGCGGGGCTGGCTGTACACGGTGGTCACGGGTTCGGGTGCCACCAGCACCGGGCCGTTGCGGCTGTTTTGCTTAGTGCCTGCTACACGCAGGTACATCAAGCCATCACTCAACGCTTCATTCACATTCCTAACATGGAGTTCCATTGCGGTTACCTTTCAAAACATAGTTGGGAAATCAACATTTGATTCTGGAACAGTAATGTCTTCTACTTCACTGACAAGGCTTTCTAGTTCGTCAATTGCCGTCTGCAGCTCTTCCGCCTTGCTTGATCCCTGCAGGTTTTCTGGCATACCGTCTAGCCAGTTTTGCAGTTCATCCCGTAGTTCATTGATTTCCGATTCAGCAGCATCCTTCGCGGTGTTGAGTTCTTGTAGCGCCGCGTCCAGCCGCGCTGCCCGGCCTGCTGGGGTGGTGAGTTTTTCTGTTGTGTGCACAGGCACAGGCGCACCAAATGCTTCACGCAGTTTTTTCTCTACGCTGCTGATGTTTGTGGATTCCACTGTCAAGTTAATTTTGTAGCGGGCCACTATTCGCCTCCTTGGTAGCGTTGCTTGGGTCGTCCTGCGCCTGTGCGGGCGCGTTCAAACTTATCGAATTCACAGAGGCAGTTTTGTAGACCTTGTGCGTGGATGCGCGGCATCCCGGCCTTTTTCACCAATGGGCCAATGGTTTGTTGCAGCTTGTGCAGCGCCGCTAGCCATTCACCGCGCGGCCAGCTTGCCGCCACGTCACGCCCGAATACCCAGTTCATACCCCGTATACTGCCCGGCCCCGGCGCAGCAAACGTCCACCAGTCGGGGGCCTTGGCCAGCACCGGGGCGTACTTAAGGTCACACACCACCTGCGCCGCCATAAAGCTGCCCAGCCCATCGTACTCGGTCAGCAGCGCGTGCGCGTCCTGTAGGGTGCAGCTTTCATCTGTCAGCACCTTGGTAATAGCCTCGCGGTCTGCCCACAGCGGCCCCAGCACCTTGGATGTAAGGTAGTCCACCTTTTCCATGGCGTGGCCGTTGGTGCTGACAATGTAAGCGGCGTTGAAGTTCAGCTGGTGCATCCGCTTGCGCCGTTCTGTTACCTGCCGTATGCGCTGCGGGAAGTACGGCACCGGGTATCCCAAGTCCTCCAGCATGGCGGGCTGGTTAAACAGCCGGGCCACCACCATGGCAAACCACAGGTATGGATCCTTGGCGTGGGGCGTGCGCCAGTTCTCGCGGATCCACACGGTAACTGTATCCAGTTCGCGGTCAATGTTCGTAAAGCGGTACTGCTGTAGGATGGGATCCTTGGTCCAGGGTTTGGGTTTGCCAGCGGCGCGGCGCTGGTAGATTAGGTGGCGTTCTTGGATGAACTGGAACAGCTCTTTGGTTCGCATGGTGTACTCTCCTCCACAATAATTCCGTCGCGGTTGGTAATACGCCATGCGTGCTGGATGCGTTGCAGGCTGGCCGCAATGGACTGGGCCATCTGCAGCGAATCCGCAGCATGGTAGGGCAAGAACTTTGAAATTTGATTCTCACACCACACGGTATACTGCTTTTTCACTTTCACCATGCGGCCTCCAATTGCTGTGGGGTGGCATACGGCCCCACGGGCTTGGGTACGTTGTGCGGGTACGCCCCGGCGTGGCAGTCACACACGCGGCACAGCGGCAGCGTGCGATCCTTTTTGTACAGGCGGCGGCGGTACTCGTTGAGGATGGGGTGGTTCCACAACTCAATTACAGTATGCTGGGCTACGTTCCCAATCTTCATCTGCCCGTGGTAGTCTTGGCAGCACACCAGCGCCCAACCCTGCCAGTTAATGTTCAGCAACCGAAACGGCTTGGTACACATGCGCTGCACCGGGGCGGGTAGCGCGGGCAGGAACAGCGGAATGGCTCCGGCGCGGTTGACCAGCCGGAAAATGCCCGTACCGAACGTGCCGGGGTTGCTCTTGTCCAGCATCTGGACAGTTTGTGCCCGTGGGCCAATATTGCTGTAGACGCCCTTGCTGCGGCTTACCGTGGCGGGCAGCGCGGCCAACCATGCCTCGCGCTTGGCATACAGGCCGGGGCTGTAGCAATTGATGAGCAACTGGTTTAACCCGGCAGCGTATAGGCGCTGGATGTTGGCCGGGCCGCGTAGGTAGTCACCGTTGGTGGCCAGCATCAGGCACGCGCGCGGCACCAAGGCGCGGGCCTGCCGCAGCACGGCGCACACGTGATCCATGTCCCGAGTTGGTTCATTGTAAATGTAAAACTCAATGCGCCCCCGGTACTGTAGCGCCCCCAGTTCGCGAAGTACCTTGATGATCAGCTCCGGCGGCATGTTCTCTTCGGGCCGCGTGTTGTAGGCCACCGGGCAAAAGGCGCACGTGCGATTGCAGCGGGCGGCAATCTCAAGGCACAGGGTGTTGAACATGGATGTTGTCTTCATAGGTTTGGGTTTCGCTTGCCAAACGTGGCTCGCCACTGCGCCACCTGTTCCAAACTGTTAAACCGCAGGCGCAGTTCGCCCTGCTTTTTGTCAGGGCTGTTGGCGTTCTTAATTCCAAACAGCTGGCCATACCGGGCGCTGAGTTCCTGCTGCGCGTGCAACATGTCGGGCAGGCGCACAAGGTAGGGGCCGCAGCCACCCGGCTGGTAGTGGACGCGCCGTGGGTGTCCCCACTTGTTGACCAGCACCCGGCCATGCGCAAACAGGTGGGCGGCGGTCAGTGCGTAGTCCTCACCGCTACTC